CCGGCGCCGGGTTGTTGACTACTACCAAAGGCGCCGGCGGGTGGCAGTTAAACCTCCTCTGCCACCCACGATCCCCAGTCCCGCGTGCAGCGGGGGCTGGGGATCACTTTTTCCCTACACTCCAGGCCCCGGCCATGTCACCGATCCCCGACCGGGTTCGCCATCATCACCCGACCCGACCTCGAAGGCCCCGACCCCGACCCGACTGATCTCGAGCATTCGGTCCATGAGCCCCGACCCGAGCTCCCCCGACCAAAGACAATGGACCATGGTTCCGGTTTCTCCCGACCCCGAACCCGAACTCCCAGTTCGCAAACCGTGTTTAACTAACCCCCGACCTTGGTCCCCCCCAAACAAATATAGGTGGGGGGAAGAGAGGGGGTGAACCAAGAAGAAACTTACGCCGCCTGATTTGTAATAGGCGTAATTCCACGCAACTTGATGTGCTGAGATATTTACGCGGTGAGTTTTTGTAATTTTGAGTTCAATCCAGAACGCAGACCCTTCCGCACACACGTGAACGTCTGGAACGCCACCGCCATAGCGGTTTTCAATCCGTGTGGTGTTCCAATGCGGGGGTATCTTCTCCTTCAGTCTGTTCCACAGAAGAGTCTCCGGTTTCTGCGCCATTAATCACCTTAAATTCTGCATCGATGAAAGCACCTGGATGAGACTTTCGGAGCTCTCCGAGGCGCCCCTCAATCTCTTCACGGCTCATGTTTTCTATGGCATGGAAGTGGTTGGTCTCCCGCCTGTCAACAGTAAGGCCACCAAGAGCAGATCGTGTTTTCTCAGCGTTAATCGCTGCAGAGAAATGGCCAGCCTCTTCCGCATTAAAGGACAAGTCCCGCAACCGCTTCAGCTGCCCCATCAGGGTCACACCATATTTACGCTCACGGTCTTCCCTCAACTCCTCGATGAACTCAGCCACGTGAGGAAACAACTGGGAGTCCAGAAGTTTGTACGCTTGGATTTTAGCAATCCCATTAGTGTCAGAATAGCCGGCCTTCCTGGCGCATTCGGCATTCGAGTTGGTCCCATCCACGTAATGACGGGCGAACTCTTTCTGTCGGTTGGTCAGTTTACGGCCATGAGACTCTTCAATCTCTTCCGCTCGTTTATCAATACGGCGCTTCATAGCACCTCCTATATACACCCCAAAATGAGATATTACTGGTGCAAAAACTAGTTTTCAAACCTCGAACGGCTAGAAAAGTGTTACGAAATAGCCCTTTTTGTTACGAAGTGCTACGAAAATCACGAAAAGTGTTACGAGGTTATTTGGCCATGTTCCGTGGTTTTTGCCACCTTTTTCATGGTTCGTCCCACTTGTCCCACTTTTTTACGTCCATTTTTTATTTTTCAAATCTTTTTTTTTCAAATCGTGTGTATAAGGGGGACGGAAGGTCACATCCTCGAACTTCCTTCCTTTACCTTTGGTTCTCATGAGGTGGTTGAATTTTGCGTCCCACTGCCTCACGGCACTGAGGAGTTCTGGTTCGCTACTGAATAGTCGGCTGGGATTTGCCATCGTATATGGTGGTTGACCTGTAGTTTCTGATTTAGTATTCTAGCATCAGAAAGGAGAAAGTGGAATGATTCAAGAGAGAGAAATCACGTTGAAAGACGTTTTCAAGGGATATTGGGAAGATTTAAACATCCCTGAGACATGGACCAACGTCAGTTACCATAACGATACTTGTCCAAGTTGGATCGTCAATGGTTACCAGGTATTTATAGACCATCCCGTTGCGGATCGACGAGAAATGCATCCATGCCCCCGTTTCCATGTCATGACTGAAGAAGGATATGGTGAAACGGAAGCATGGCACAGTAACACTGACGACTGGGAAAAGGTGTTGAACCAGGTCCAATGCCCGCAAGGCAGAGATCATAATGATGGAGAGGAACCATGTCCGAGAACGTAGTACAGTTGAGCGACCACAAATCCAGCGAGAAGCTGGTCACCTGTCCCGCTTGCAGTGGCAATGGGTACGTTGGGGCTGGGGATTCCATATACGACGATTGTGGCATGTGCGACAGTCAAGGCGAGGTAGAGGAATCCTACGCCAAAGATTGGCCTTTCAAATGATCAAGAAAATCTGGAAGGAAATCCGCAACCCCAAACACTGGGAGAGTAGAATGGGCTGGGAATATTTCGCTCTGATTGCGTTGGGTAGTCTTATCGCTGGCATCTTTGTTGGCATGGGATGATAACGACGCTTGATTTGTTTGCAGGGAATCGCAAAGGAAATAGGAAATGCAATCAAAGGAACATATTAGGGGTTTGTGCGTCGATTGTGGCGAAAAGGCCATATTACAAGTTCACTACTGCGAACCAAATCGCGGCAGCAAGTATAGCGAAAACGAAGGAGCAATAAGACTCTGCTCAAATTGCCATCGGGCAAGACACATAGATCATAATGGGGAGTATTGGAAGGACCCTGTGGAAATGGCTACGCACTGGTACACGTGGGATTACGAAACGGGCGATCTTGGCGATGGCGGACGTTTGGTAAACAATGGATCGTTATGACAGGACCAAATCACCGGCAAAAACTCAATAACCGGAGACCAACGATCACCAGGGTCCTGGAGACCGAAAGCGACAAATACTATGTCTCCTTCGGATTGGACCTTGGCGATCTGACCATCCGTGAGGTATTTATAAGGGGATCCAAGATTGGTAGCGATATGGAGAGGCTCCTGGACGACGCGTCCGTGGTCCTGTCGTTGGCGCTCCAGTACGGGTTGCCCTTGGACCAGTTGTTACACAGCCTGCACACGGGCCGAGAAGAGGGTGGCACTTCCATTGTGGCGAGGGCCATTGCGTTAATGAATGAAGAAATTGACAAGATCCAAGAAACGGTCCCCAACGGCGGCACTTCTCCATTGGAAGATGTACCAGCAAAGGAAGGTGCAGCCGAAGAAGGGGAAAGGATCGTACCAGAGGCATAATGGACTCTTTCTTAAAATCGGTAGAGAACCCTTCGATACGCGTCATTAGCTTGGGGGCTGGCGTTCAATCCAGTGTCATGGCCCTGAAGGCAGCGCGTGGAGAACTGGGTCCCATGGTCGATTGTGCGATATTCGCGGACACTGGATGGGAGCCGGAAGCCGTCTACCATCATCTGGACTGGCTCGAGAAACAGCTTCCTTTTCCCGTGTACCGGGTGCAGGAAGGCAATATTAAAGAGGACTTGAACACGGAACTGAATACGACAGGCCACAGGTTTGCGTCCATTCCCTTCTTTCTGATCAACAAGGACGGCAGCAACGGCATGGCTCGGAGACAATGTACCAGTGAGTACAAGCTCAAGCCCATCCGGCGCAGAGTGCGCGAGCTCGTAGGATTGAAGCCAAGACAAAGAACGCCTAAGGGTGTGATGGTGGAAATGTGGATTGGAATATCTACCGACGAGATAATGCGGATAAAGCCCAATGGAGACTCCTGGGTCACGAACCGTTGGCCGTTAATCGAGGAGAGAATATCCCGGCGCGATTGCCTGCAATGGTTTGAGGATCATTACCCAGGCAGATCCCTGGTGAAATCGGCTTGCGTGGGGTGTCCCTTCCATAACAACTACGAGTGGCGCCAGATAAGGGAGGCGGATCCAGCGGAGTTCGAGGAAGCCTGCAAGATAGACGACCAGTTGCGGACCCAGAAGGGTAGATTTCACGGCAAAAGGTTTCTTCACGCAGACCGCATTCCTTTACGGAAAGTGGATCTGAGAACTGAGGAAGACAGAGGCCAACTAAATATGTTCAATAACGAATGCGAGGGGATGTGCGGGGTATAGCCATGGAATTTGTAGAGATTTTCGGGGTTCGCTATCCACGCGTCGTCATTCAGTGGAAAGATATTATAGGGGCTGGCTCCTTTGGTAGTCTTGATGAGTCACGTGAGCTACAATGCCCGGCGATGGTGACAGAGGGGTATCTCTTTGATGACTTCGAGGAAGATGGCGAGAGATACATCCGCACGTTTGCCTCTTACCAGACAACTGACGAACCCAGCTTTGCGGATCGCAACTGCTTTCCGTTTTGTGTACTGACAAAGAAAAGCAGACGGGAAGTGGAGTTCGCATTAATGTTCATGAATCATGACGACTAAAAAACCTCCCCCACTGCCACCGTTCAAGGATGGCAGCAAAACCCATCAATACCTTATGGCCTGTCATGATCGCATTCGAGCGATGATGGAATTGGTTGACCCGGAATTTGAAACCACGGGCGACTGTCTGGTGCAGGCTGACAAATTGATTAGTGAGCATCGTAATGACAGGTAGAACCCGGCGCCGTGCCAAGGCTCGGCCTTTTAATCACCGCAAGAAGCTTGGACCAAGGTCCGCGTGGCGTGGATCGCGCAAGAAGAGGAGGGGGCAAGGCTAACGCTTGATCGCATCGAGGTCGTAACCCATCGTGCTCAGAAGTTTCTCGACCTTGTAGATCGAAGGTTCCGCTATCTTTCTTCGTTCATAGTTCTCGATGGTACTGGTGCCAATGCCGGATAGAAGAGAAAGCTGGGGCCTTGTAAGCCCAGCTTCCCTTCTGATTTCCAACAGGACATTCGACCAGTGGTCGGGTATTTTTCTCAATCATCTTATCAGTGCTTCACTTCGCCATCTGTATCGAACTCTTCCAAGATGTCGTCATACTTTGCCTCTTCATCCCCAGTGGCGATACCCAAAGTAATCGTGAGTATCCTGGACATGAGGTAGGCGAGGGTAGGCAATCCGATTTGCACTGCTCCATACTCTACTGCTACACGGAACAATGCCACAACTCGCCCTATAGGGGAAACCCCCAAAGGGCTTCCCTCTACTAGGTTCGTCATCTCTTCATAGAAGGACTCCATGTCGGTCATCGGGCGCCCTTCTCTAACAT